AGCCGCCGTTCCAGGCTTTGACGCACCTGGCCCGACCCGTGTCCAGCTCGACAAAGGTGTACTCCAGGGCAGTTAAGTCGCCCTCGACATCGTAGATCAGCCGGTCGCCGCCTACCCAGCTATCGAACGGTGCTGCTACTTCACGGGCAGACATCTAGCTCACCCCCATAGCAGCCATGACACTCTCGCCCTTCTCCTCGTTCATTACCTTCCGGGCCAGATCGGGGTGCGACTTGGATATCGCAGTTACTGCCTGGGCCCACAGGATCTTCTGGTCCTTCGGAGCACTGGAGGACTTTCTGATAACCTCCATCTCCTTCTTGACCAGGCCCTCGAACTCTTCTGCAGCCGAGCCAGGCTTGGCCACGTTGGCTCCCATCGGGCTGAAGAGGTACTTGCCTGCCTCCTTCTTGACGGCAGCAGCGCCCTTGAGCATGTTGAGTATGCCCTTCTTGACTTCCGGGCTGAGGTCAGAGCCTTCCAGAGCATAGAGGGAGTTAGCCACGTCCGAGGGGTTGCCGATGCCGGCCAGGTCGGACTTGGCTATGGCTTCCAGCTCGGACTTGCGGATGAGGGAGGACTGGTCGGAGAGCTGCTTCTGGAGAGGGGCAACAGCCTTCTTGACTGCCGAGGCCACGGCAGACTTCACGATGGACTCGATGTCTGCGGCCTTGATGAATCCGGCAGGAGCGGACTTTTCAGTTTCGCCCTCCTTCTTCTCTTCCTCTTCCTTCTTTTCTTCAGAGGGGGATTCGTCTTCCTTCTTCACGGGAGCGGACTTTTCGGTGCCCTCTTCCTTCTTTTCCTCTTCCTCTTTCTTCTCCTCGTCTTTCTTCTCTTCGGCGGGAGGCTCGCCTTCCTTCTTGAACTTGAATTCCTTATCCTTCATAGAATTATCACCTGTTTCAGATTTGAAAATTAGGACTTCATCGGAACCGGGAGCAGACTTCTTAAAAGAGATTTCAGCGTCGTTTGCCCCCCAGGGCACCAATGAGACTTTACGGACCTTGAACTTAGTCAATTTCTGCGGCAATTAATCACCGTCCGGGGGCCTGTCGGATAGATAATGAGACATGGAAAAGACCTCTGATAATCGGGAATGGGGGGAATTAAGATATATGATGAGGAGGAAGATTATGAGCTATGAGCTGCGCCTTGGATACCCCGTCTGCTTGCAGCGGGGTGCGCCGCCGCAGTTTCATTTAATCGTTCGTTTTGATAAAATATATCAAATTCCGTGAAGGCCCTCAATATAGGGCCTAATACAACCTGTTCATCCACTGGGAGAATGGGCAAGGGCATTAAAGCAGGCATAATCTGCAATTGCCCCAAATATATCTAAACCTTCCTGAAAGCCTTGGTTCGTTTTCTCACATGAACACATCGAAAATATAGTAACCGTTTTGGAATTGCCTTCACCGCACAATATCCACAAACCATCACATAAAGGACAAGTATATTCTACGCAAGCACTCATTAGGATATCCTCTAATAATTTAAATTGTTTTTATGTAGGAACTCGGGATTAATCCCATTTTCGTACATCTCATGGATAACTACCGTCAGGTTGTACGCAATGATTTTAGCTAGTAGCTCATTTACCTGAGCGATAGGATTCTTGGACTTCAATGTCTCTCCGAACTTCCTCTTGATAGCAGCGTTTGTTGCCTCAATGTTGCTCCTCTTATGGTAGTGCTCCATGAAGTCATCGCGGTTGAGCTGGAAATAGTGGAACATCTTCTTCCAGATTGCAGAACCTCCCGCGCGACCAGTGGCATTCTTCCTAAAGGGGATGTAGGCTTTGCCGCCTTCATTGGCCACGGTCTGGAGATTGAGTCGAGAAGAGTAAGCCCTATCTGCCGAGATCTCGTTTATCGTGAATCCCTGGGCAGTCTTCTTTACCAAAGGCCCGAATCACGGGTTATATCTTCGTGTAGTCACGCATGAATCCATGAGCAAACATGCCGAAGAGCTGGAACGGATCAAGTCCCTCAGGAAGGGTTAAGACTACAAGAGGATCCGCCTCAAACTCCTCGATAGTAGGAACGCTATCCTCGTGGATATATCCATCATCCCCGACCATTCGGGTAAGCTTGAAAATAGTCTTGTCCCTGACCATCCTCATCTCGATAGCGCACCAGGGCTTCGCATAGCCGTCGACCCAGACGACCGAGCCCGTTAAAGTGGGCCGCAAGCAGAGAACAATTTTGGCTTTCTTCATGCCCCCACCCCCTCGATAAGCTCCCTGTGGCCCGTCCCTTCGATTGAGTAGGACTTATATTTCCCCATCAGCACGTCTGCCAGGATCGCAGGATCGTTGATCTTGGTTCCCATGAGCCAATCGCCCTCGCCGTATGCGCTGTTGCCGATCTTGCCAGGCTCTTTGGCCTGCCAGCACTCGACAGGGCAGGCGTTGATGTCGTCGGCGTGGTCCTTGTTAATGGTCCTGAACTCTTCCATGAACTCGTGCATGGCTTTACGGATGTCGTCGGGGCTCATGATATCGCCCTGGAGGTCAGGCTTGTTGGCGTGGAGGACTATGCCGTAGACCACGTTATCCTGGACTTTGGCGATCTCGATGGTGAGGGATTTAGAAAAGCCCTTCTCCGCAGGCTGGTTCGCCTCGATCCATGCAGTCAGCCTCTTGGCATGGCCCAGCTCATCCGCCGCCAGCTCCAGGAGCATCTTCTTCAGCTCCGGGTCCTGGGCTCGCTCTGCGGCCTCGGTGTACTCCCGGTTGCCGTTGGCCTCGTCGGTGAGCCTCGCCTGGGCTATCTGGAGGTCGTCGTTGGCCCCCGAGCCTACGAGCTGAGGGACAGAAACATCAGTAAGATCCATTTTCACTAACTCCGGCCAGAATTAAGAATAAAATATTTATAGTATCGAAAATCTATATAGATCTATATGCATGAAAGATTCAGGTGCTACCAGAGGCACCACGCCGGTGAGCAGAGCACCATCGAGGAATTTATTGAGGAGGAGCATCTTGGGCGGGCCCGGATGCATCCCCCTCAGTCTGTTCAGGCTTTGGTCGTTTAGCTCTTGGTTTTCTTTTGGGTTTTGGGGTGGGCCGGGCATCGAACTGCCAATGGCCCTTTTCGCATGTCCACATATCTGATTACTCCAATCGTTTGGCTGGCCGAATTTGCCAATCAAACTCTGAGTTCTGCTTGAGCCGGTTAAGTGGGATCTTGACTTTTACCAAGTCTCGATCTTCTGCAAAATAACCAGATGCATATTCCTTAGATGGCGAAACAAAAATGCCTTCTGGGAAGTCACCTGCCTTCAGGCGCTCAATTATGTCAGGCGTATGAGATGCATAAACAGTGACCATCTTGTCGCCAACACCCATCAGGTCATTAACCAGATCCAGGGTCTCTTCTCCGGCTTCTTCGTTGCCTTCGAACATCTCGAACTTACCATCTTTCGAGAGTAAGAGGCCGATTGATTCACCCTCGCCTGCGCCTTTGGCTTTGACATAGACGGGGATCGGCCAGAGCTTTTCTGGCTCGCCATTCATAAGATGATTGTTGCCCAAGATCTGCCGCTTTAGGTATTTTTCATTGAACTCGACTCCTCGGCCAGACATCTCTGAATGGACTCTTGAAAGGATGTCGTTGGTGGTGTCAATGAAATATTTCTGGTCGGCTTCGTCGGCGTCGTAGATCGCGCTCAGGTTGTAATACTCGTCCGAGGTTCGAGAGCGGATACCATCCAGCACGTCGCCAATATCATCAGACGTTATCGTGGGAGCAGATGATGTTTTGGCATTGGCCGAACTGGCCGAACCGCTGCCGTCCGTGAACTTGCCGTCGTCTTCCCTGGGATGCTCTGATTCATCCCACTTAACGAAAGGGGCCTTCTTGCCCACCTTTCCGGGCTCAGTGAGAGGTTCAGGCTTAACGGCCTTTGTCTCCGGCACTGGCGGGATCTTCAGCTCTTCGGGGGGCTTGCCCTCTCCTGGCTTGGCCTCGGGCTTTGCCTCGCCTTCGTCGTTCGCCTCATCCTTCTTGGCTGCTTTGGGCAGGCCCACCGCTTCCAGGATGGCGTTCTTGATCTCCTCGGAGTTGGCCTCTGTGGTGAGGTCCCAGCCTATACCCTTGAATCCAGACAGGACCGCAGCCACCTCATTGATATTGATGGGCACTATGGGGTCGTGGACTATCCGAGGCAGGACTTCCAGGTCGAACTCAGGGTTAAGCTTGAAGAGCCTTTTGACGGCCTGGTTGTTGATCGACTCCTGGAAGAGGTCTAGAAGCGAGGTTATGGCTAAAGAGAAGTTGTCCGTCTTGTCTCGGCTCAGGGCGAAAGATCCGCCGCCTGTGGCATTGGTGCCCAGAGCCAGGAACTCGGCCATGCAGGACATCAGGATCTTCATGCCCTCTTCTTTGATGGTGTTGTTGATCTCCCCTATCATCGACCCGCCGTTGTTGGTCATGAAGGAGATGTCGAAGAGCTTGTGGCCGTTCTCGTCGAACTGGGAGGGAACGATGATATAGGGCTCCTCGTTGATCCGCAGGTTCATGAGGGATTCTTTGACCGAGTTGAGGGTGGCCAGAGAGACAGGATCAACTATGGGGTTGCCGTCGTCGTCGAGGACCGGCAGGCCGGTGACTGGATCGATTGAATATGGATTGGTAATGCTGGGGGGCAGCTCGGCTTTGGGTATGCCCGTGCCGGCGTGCTCGATGATGATGTTCCGGGCGTCCTCCATGAACCGGCTGACTATGAATGGCTTGTAGCTTGATCGCAGGATAGACCTGCCTTCCGGGTTATCCTCGCCAGGCTCGGCCCTGAGAAGGAGGATCTTTTCGACGGGAATGAACAGGTCAGAAGGATAGTCTGGGGGGGTGAGCTGGACCAGGCCCCGGAGTCTTGTGGGGTCGTCGGGATACCAGACCCAATGGAAGACCGTCTCGGGGGAT